AAACGACCTGAACCCCATCCACACTCGGCGAGACGTGCCAGCGATAAACTGCTGCGTCATGGCTGCCACGAATGTAGAAGTGGCGGACAGCGTGCGAACAACTGTAAGAGCGGTCGCAATGGCTGGCGTGAACACCGAACCCACCGCCAGCGCCCTTAGATACGTCACCACTCTGGTCAGCGCCGCCGTGAACGTGGACGTAACTGCCAACGTTCTCAGGTACGTCACCACCCTGGTCAAGGCCGATGTAAATGCCGATGTCACCGCAAGTGTTCTCAGGTACGTCACCACTCTGGTCAGTGTTGGCGTGAAGGTCGATGCCACCGCAAGCGTTCTCAGGTACGTCACGATCCTGGTTAGTGTTGGCGTGAAGGTCGATGTCACTGCCATCGTCACCACGTGAATCAGAACCTCAGTCATCGCCGGCGTAAACGTCGATGTGGCCGCCAGGGCAACCACTTTGATCTTAGATGCAGTCAACGCCGGAGTGAAGGCTGACGTAGCGGCTATGGTCTGGAAGAACGTAGTTGCTGACACGCCCTTGAGAGCAACCGCTAGATGTGCCTTGTATGTCACCACCGTATGCGTGTATGTCGTGGCCCCGAAAGCGCCAGCAGACGCCTTCCCGCCAGTCGTCAGCGACATCGCGCCGCCGTTTCCGGTATTGGTCGAGCCGTCCTGGCGCTCAGTCAGGCTGGCAAGGTCGGCGTTCGTCTGCCCGCTGTAGCGCTGCCCATCGGCGGCGTCCGGCTTTGCACTTACCGCGAGCAGAGCAATAAGGCAATCGTCAACGGTAGTCGTTCCGCCGGTAATAGAACCAGTAGTGTCCTCGACTGTCTCTGACGAGGCGACCGTGATGTTCCACGGATCGCCCGTCGTGATACAGCCGGAGAAAGCATGTATTTGCGCGAAAACGTGATTGATAACGTCATCGTTGATGACTGGATTCCCGGCTGCTCCATCCCACCTGCGCCAAAAGCACGTTAGCCGTGTCGCGATCAGAAGGTCGGCGTTGGCTGCCGATACGGGCGAGCCGGTAATCTGCGTGAACCCGTTCGCGGTCGAAAGCGTTACGGCTCCATCGTCGGCAGACTCAATTTGCAAAAGTTCGATGTCGTTCGTAACGTGATCGGACGGCGCGGCAACCGTCAAGCTAGTAGTACTCGCGCCTCTTGCGCCCGACGAACGATAAACAGGTAGAGCCATTCACACCTCACGACGGGTCTATCGTAATCGTGAACTCAATGCGGTCGTTGGTAGCCAACACGATCCCCGTGAAGTCGCCGTGAACAACGATGTTCGCGCCGGTAGACAACTCAAAGTTGCCCGCGTTCGTGATGGTCTTACCGGCGCTGGCCGTCATCGTTCCGACAACCTGATACTTGGCCGCTGCCCCGGAACCCGTCACGCTCACGGTGCCTACCGCACGCGCCTCGCCGCCCACGGTGAACACGTCGGTATCAGTCTTGGCCGCTGTGCCCGCTCCCGTGCCCCAGTCAATGAAGTGCGCGTCGTCTGTATCGGTTTGGGCCATGCACCTGCAAGCCCAATCTTCCCCGCCGTTCGTAAGCACTGTTGCCATTTTCTACCCCTGTGTCTCTACTTCCAGTCGCTAATCATCTGCGACGACGACCAATGGGGATCGTCCCCAATGGCCCTGTTCAGTATTTCGCGCATCCTGTTCCACTCATCCAGCGTGACCCTTTTATCTGTGCTACTGACCACGCCGTAGTCCTCCCACTCGTGAGTTGACTCGCGCCACACCCGAACCTGGATAGATGTCTTTACCGGCATCTTGGTTATCATCTTGGCGTCGGGTTGCGCGTCGGTCGCCCGCATGATTGCATCTCCATCAGGTTGTCTTCCCCACTTCTTCGTGTGGAGCTTCTCCACCTGGAATAGAATCCACCATCCCTCAAGACGCCTGCGCAACTGTCTAAGTTTTTCTATCACGCGAAACCTCCGCAACTACGCGAAGCCTCCAAACTGGTATTGCAGACTCGCGGTTGCTGCCTCCTGAATCACCTTGACAGTGATAGGCCAAGACACCGGGATGATAATTGGCGGGTCGCCGGCCTTAATCTGAAACCCGGTGGTACTCGTCGGCGTCGTGCCGTCCAGCGTGATCCGTAGATTCTGCGTAAACACCTGGATGAGAAGCTGGGTCGCGCCGCTCGGCACACTCAACGTCACTGCGCTGCTAACGTCTAATCCGCTAGAGTGCGCGCCAAGTGGCTTAAATGCAAGTTCGCTTGGAGATGACATAGTAGTTACCCCGCCTGCCACCGTGGAGGCAACGGCGAATTAAGCGGCGCGCCCGGCCCGACCTGTCCGCCTGGTGGATACGCACCGGTCTCGCCGGCTGACTGCGCCTGAGCCTGCGCTTGCGCCATTGCCATCTCTTCTTCGCTCATACCCTCACCCTCTACCGGCGCGCCTTCAGCCTGTGGCGGAACAGCACCACCTGCCGGAGCCTGTGCCTGCGCCTGCGCCTGCGCCTGAGCCTGTTGCATCTGCTGCATGGCCGCCTGCTGCTGCGCCGCCATCGCCTGGATCTCCAACTGCTGCTCTGCCTGCAACTTCTGGATGACGGATTGCAATTCGGCGTCAAGCCGCTGCTCCATCCAGATCTCCTTATCAATGTTGCCGGATTGCCCGATGCTCAGGAAGTTCTCACGCACCCACCGCTTCGGCGCCAGCCGGAGATTGATAGCCAGTGATGCCGCGTTCAACTGCTGTAGCCTATCCTGCGGCAGGTCTGGTTCCAGAGTGCACTCAATCACAACGCGCTCCGGTATCTCATCCGGGTCTAGCTCCACGTAACCACTCCGCTTGTAGAACTTCTCCTTGCTGCCATCCTGCTTGAACCAACGTAGCGCGGCGATGAGCATGTTCGAGATAGCCTGTGCGCCTAACTGCTTGGGAGCAGTGAGTGGTAGCCGGCCCGCCTGTGCAAGCAGGCTGATAGCCGAGAACGACATTCCCGCCATAGGCACCCCACCCAGCGCCTGCTTAGGTATCGTGCTCTCGGCGTTCAACCGCTGCGCCAGGTCAAGGCCAGTGAGAAGCGACGGGTCGAATATCTTTTCGATGAACGGAACGATATCCTCATCTGGCTCTACATCCACCACGCCGGCCGGCATACTGCGGTCAATGATGAGCGGAGAGCCGGGGTTCTTCGTCTTGCGTTTCAGAAGCGGGTTGCTACCCAACGCGAAGATGAGCGAGTAAAGAACCGTGAGCGTCAGGTTCTCGCGCTTCCACAACCCCGACTGGTGCAGCGCATACAACAGCGGCTGGCGCTGATGCTCCGGCCTGTCGAACATGAACGAGCCTTCCGACAATTGCGCGATGATGGGCAGGAACGACAGGCCGTGCGGCTCGAACAGGATAGGCTTGCCCCCGCCGATCAGACTGATCGGCCCTCCGCCCGACGGCGTCGGCATGACGCCGCCCCTGTCTACCCACACACAGCGATGCTCCCAGTCCCACCAGTCATTTACAACAACCTGTTCATCCTTCTCGTGTGCGCCGGGTTCAGCCTCCATCGCCCGCTTGCCCCAGGAATCCATCACCTCGCCCCACGTCGTCCGCGTCCGGCGCAGAAATGCGCGCAGGCCGAACGAATCGAAGTCGGGGTAGCACGTCTGCGGGTTGTACACCTTGAACAGGTACGGCGTCTCCTCAGCAATGCGCTTCATTCGCGCCGCGCTCGCCTTGTCGCCCGACTCCTCCGCGTACCGTAGCAGGTCAGCGGTTTTCGTCACCGAGGCGCACACCTCGCCGAACAGGACAGCACTAAAGACAACCTCGTAATGCACCGGCCTTAGCCCAATGCGCCCGCTGCCGTTCCACATCGCTTTTGCCGCCGTCTCTATGCGATCGCTGGTCGCGCGCGAGGAGTCGTCGGTCTCGTCAAACGGAACGGACAGTTGCGGCTCGGCTGCTGTCAGTAGCCGTATCGCGCCGATAGCCGCGTTGTACGCCGTCGGCGACATGGTTGCCTTTATCCAGTCCGACTTCGGATGCTCCTGCCACTCGATGTGGAACATGCGCCGGATGTCCTCAAACATCGCGTCACGCCCCGAATAGCGCGCGACGAGGCGAGAGGCGTAGTGTTTGATGTCCTGGTAATCAAGAGCCACGTTACAAGTCCTTGCTTCTCACCGGCGATCCAGTGATGCCGATGTGCTTCGCCAGCGGGTCGGTGATTAGAATAGTCTGCGTCTTGACCGGCGCGGGTCGCGCCCGGATGGACACAAACACATAGCCGCCGGCGTCGTACAGGTGATCCTCGGCATTCGTATCCACGTCCTCAACATTGTGCGGGTCAACCGGCAACTCCTTGATAGTGCGAATGAAGTTCGGGCAGGTCTTGAATACCTGCAATCCCGGCTTGCCATCGGGTAGGTTCGCCAGCATCGTATGGTACTTGCGCTTGCGCATCGCCCGGTTGTTGTCCGCCTTCGTCAGTGGCAGGCCCTCGGCGCGGTACTCGTCCGATGTCGAGAAGGTCTTGTTCTCATACGTCTTCTTCGTCCACATCGACGGATCTGCGTAGGTGATGTTGATCTTCTCCATCGGCGGCGTGTTCTCTAAGATGAGCCGTGCCTGCTGCCGGTCGGTCATCCCCGTTTCGTAAGCCTCGCGCACGACGTACACGCGCCCGGTGTCCGGGTCTATGCGCACCCACACGCAGGCGAATGGCTTGTCGCGTCCCCAGTCCACGCCCCGTAGCGCCGGCCAGTGCGTCGGCAGTTCAACGGTCGCGATCACATGGCGGTCTTCGTTGAACTCCGGGAACGCCACACCCGCGCCGGCGAGGAACTTCGCAAGGAACTCCTGGTCAAACTCCGCTTCACTCATCACCAATCGCGCCGAATCAATCTCTGTCGGGTCGATGTCCGGGTTGTCGTAGGTCGTCTTCGTCCAGCACTGCCAATCAGGTGCAGCCTCGGCGTAGCAGTACAATTTGTAGAACCAGTTGTGTCCGCGCGGCGTGCTGGGAAACATCGCCCACCCGCCGCGGTCAACGAGTGCCGGACGTACAACCTCTGACCAAACCCTCTCCTTGATGTCGCGGCACTCATCGAACACCGCACCGTCGAGACCAGCCGCGCGTAGCGAATCCTCATTGTCTGCCGACTTCACCCAGATCTCTGACCTGTTGGATAGAACAGCACGCCGGCGAAACTCGC